CCCTAAAAACTACCAGGAGCTAGAACGCATGGGGTTTGACACTTTTAAAGACCTATGGCCGGTGGCTGAACTAAGCGCAGAGGATCATAGTTTAGAAGCCACACAACAGAAATGCCATCGGATAATTTGTGATGTTGTCTGTGAGCTACAGACACATGATCTTGCCCGGTATTACAACAAACTATTTCCTAGACTAGAGTACAACCACTACAGATTTATGGAATATTGCAGAGATGAAGTTGATCGTTGGTGTCATCAGCCCATCACACTACCACCAAGATAATAGCGCAGCTCTAGGATTTGTTGTTACGAAAAAATCTTTCGTTTTCTTCGTCCTCGGCCAACGCTCTAGCATGCACCTCTGCATCGGATTCAATTTGATCTGATTCTGTGTTTAATTTTTTGATATTTTCTACAACGTGCCCAATCTGACTTTCTTCACCGCGAAGCTGAGCCATTTCTCTGTCATATCGTGCCACCAGCCTGGGATTGACATGCTGTTTAATCCATTCAGTTGTCATAGAGCAATTCCTTGTTATTGTTCTACTTGCCCGTACTCAAACTCCGAGTGTTGGTTAAACCATTCTGCTACTTGCTCAAAGTGTTTATGAAAACTTATTTGAAAAGTGTAGACTTGGTTACCATTTGATTTTAACCCATGTTCGCGCTCTACATCCATGAGCAAGGCTAATCCTTCCAGACAACTGTAACTTTCTGTTCCTTGATCACCGTTGACAAAAATTTCAGCGTTGGCTGTCTTGATAACATAATTGATTTTGCAAATGTGCCCTTGAGTTTGGTTGTCAGGTTCAAAATCACGATGCGGCAAAACATCTTTGCATGAAGAAAATAGACTTATTGCGGCTATGTCAAGATCGGCAAAATCTTTACGCAGTTTGCTCAACCAAGGCAAATTGGTTTCAACTAAATTGCCGTGCAAAAAGGATGCAGTTTTTTCATCAGTACACAAATTGTCTAACAACTGTAAACTGCCTATTCCACCAAGATCAATAAAGTATGTTTGATATGAATCATGATAGTGTTTGGTCTTGAGTCGGCCTTGCTGCCACATCAAATGGATTTGATCGTAGGAATTCAGCAACTTATCCCAGTTGTGATGAATTGTGATCTGAACTGGCTTGGCAACAAGTTTCATTGGTAACTTTGGTCCGGCGTGCAGGAATCGAACCCACATTAAGGGAGTAGAAATCCCCGGTATTATCCGTTATACTAACGCCAGAAATTTCTGTGCAATTGCTCGATGACCATCAGCGTCAGGATGTTCGCCATCACCGGTATTTATTTTTTTAACTGCCACATATTCGCGCATGCCATAAAACCCATCAAAAGTCACACAGTGATTCATTCTGTTGGATCGTCCAACAGCATGTTCTTGGATTTTTAAAGGGTTTTGCATGACAGGATATCGAGTATAGTCATTCATCATCCCAAACAAAAAATCTATGTTGTGGTGTTCTAACCAAGTAAACAACAAGTCCACTGCCACCGCTGATGTGTAAGCGATTTGTTCTAGTCCCATAATTTTTTTCAAGTTAGTCATCACAGGCTTTGTGGGACCAACAAAGGTATAAGGTAAAATTTCTGGTGACCACCCAACCAGACCACTACGATCAGGGCTGGCCCAATCACAGGCAAAATCCATGCGCTCAGGTTCAGTTATATTAAACACCACCAATGTATCGTCTCTATAATATCGGTATCTGCGAAACAATTCCGGTATAACCTGAGCAGTCATTATGTTGCCATGTCCATGACCTGCCACATTGACAAAGCTTTTTGGTTGCAGTGCTGCAGCAACATGGCTGGCCCAGCTAAATGGCGTTGCTGTGTCAATGCCCGGGTATGATAAAAAACTACAGTTACCATCCGAGGCATCTGTGGGTGGTGAACCACCAATGCCATCAGCTGTAAAACTGCACCCACCGGCAATTATATTTTTATAGACTTTCATGTTCACTTATTGATGTTGGCGCCGGTTAAAGGAATCGAACCTCTACTCACGGTTTTGGAGACCGTTGCACTGCCATTATACTAAACCGACTTAATACTTCTTGATAATTTCCTCGTATTTTTCTTGGGTCTCTAAGCGACCCAATACCACACTATATATAAGGTAAATTAACGAACCTGCCAGCATGATGCCGCCGGTCCAAACCAACTCTCTAGGATAATACTCGGCAACCAAAGATACCATAACTGATATACCTGTTACTGATACAATCACTGCTGCTGTTTGGAAAGCTGCACGTATTTTGATGTTCATTACACACTCCTTTTAAATATTGAGCCAGGTGTCAATGCACTGCTTCTTTTGTATCCACTTCACACTCAACTACCCAATTGTTGAATTGCGTGAATGTGCTTACTTCTACCCCGAGTCCAACAGCTTCGTTGACAAAATGTTGCAACAACGAATTATATAACTCATCGGGCATCGTATCTTTGGCAAATTTAATTTTCATCGTCAATCCCTAGACCTAAAGTAAAATGCTCTGCGTCCCGCGGCGGTAATTATAGTCTGTAGTAACACCCACCGACCCTCCACCCGCTCCCCGACCGGGACCGTTATCGCACTGCCAGCGCCGTTTCGGTTGGAACGGTACCACCCGTGGTTGTCACACCACTTCTCATCCTCTGGGTCAGAGTATCCAGTGACGCTGGAACGTTTGGCGGAGAGTATAGGATTCGAACCTATGCGCCACTTTCGCAACGACAGTTTAGCAAACTGCTGCCTTGACCACTCGGCCAACTCTCCATAATATGGTACACCGTACGAGATTTGAACTCGTGTACCCGCCGTGAAAGGGCGGTATCCTAACCCCTAGATGAACGGTGCGTAAATACTCGATGCTGCAATTTGAAATTCAATTTAAAAACACTCCAGCTCTGCTTTGTCAGTTGCATGATACAGAGTTGGCCACTCGCTACTACCACTTGTTAAAACAACAATATCAGGATGATTCCCGACCCATCTTTCGAGACCCTCAACGCTATGATTTAACGTATTTTAAAGAACTTTGCGTTAAAGGTCAACAGATTCTTGGCTGGGATTGGGCACGTGATGTTTACGATTTAGCAACCACTGTTCAGTTGCACAAAGACATTGAAGCGTATCTTGCACACGGCTATGAAAATATTCCCAAAGAACACGATGAGGTGCTACACGAACTACATTTTGCTTTGCATGCCATTGAATCCGGCTCTCAACGATCAACTTGGTTGCAAATTGAATGGCACAACGATCTAGGATTTCCAATCTCAGCTGATGAGTATCCAGGCAAAACAACTCTTAATTTTGGCGATATACGATTACAAAATCCCTATGTAGGACATCATCCACAATTCATATATCAACAACGAGATTCGGCAAACATCTCACAGACTTGTCGGTTTCATGATTTCTGCAAGCCAGGCATCAATCTTGTAATAGAAGATGGCGGCGAAGATGTGCCAATCAACTGGGAACACTACCTTGCTTTTTTTCGACGTCATGCCAGTGAGTTTTTGGCACAGCACAGTGAAGAAAAACTCTGTAAATTCACCGGACATCCCACAGTGGGCAGCATAGTGAATCTTGAAGATTTTCGCACTGTGTTAGACAATTCCTATCTTGAGTTTGACAGTATAGTGTTTTAAGTCAGGCCGAAAGATGATCTTTTTTAATTTCTCGAACATCACACTTCAGCAACTCTGCCGCAGAGTTCTTTAGCACCAACCGCTTGTTGTTCCAATCACGTATGGCTATGGCCCTGCGTCCGATCTCTTCCAAGGTGAGCTGATGTTCAACTCCGGTCTTGAGCTGCCATTCAGCATTCCAAATTTGCCTGTGAATATCAGTGAGTTCCTTGATGTGCTGATCAACTTCAGGCGAGGTTTCAAACTTTGCCCACTGTGTTTCATACCAAAGTAACTCTTCTTGATTGGCAGAAGTTTTTTCCCATTTCAAACGGGCAATGCACAATCTGTCAATTAGTTCCAATGCTGGAAAAAAGCTCACGTGTTTCTCCTATCTAATAATTCCAACCAACGTCGTATGTCTCCATGCAACGTGGCCATCATTGCTTCGCGACTGCCAAACAATACCAACTGTTTTTTCTTTGCATCTATGTAATAAGGTGTGGTGAGCTTCTTGTCAAGTTCTACCATGAGCCTGTGATTGGCAGGTGCATTGATCTTCCAATTCTCAAACTCCAATACACCTGCCATTATAGCATATCCATCGGGGGTAAGTCTATAGCCACCCGTGCCACGAAAATTTTTCCACCAAGCCAACATGGCTTCGTTGACACTGATTTTTTCTGAATCAGGCAACAATGCAACCAAACGTGCAGTAAGGTCGCGTCGCTGCATGTTCATTATGTGGGGTAAATCTGATCGCCAGATTTCAACAACATCACTGAAAATTTATCTGTTTTGAATTGTGTGTTGAGCTTTTTTGCAAGATTGACTGCATGTCCAGGATTTGAAAAACTTGATTTTTTATACTTGGGCCCAGGGAATTGCGTCAGCATGTTGGCAGTTTTGAGATTAATGGGTTGGCTATCAAAAAACACAGCCCAAACTCCATCACTGGCTAGAATCTGCTCAGTTTTGTAAGTTTGTTTGTCAGTTAATTCAAGCAGCACTTGTGGCTTCGGACGCGACATTGTTGTCTCCAATATATCTAGCTATTATTTATACCTGGAATCAACGCTAGAATTTGGGGGCAACAACTTCAATTTGCATGGGTTCTTGTGCGGCTGCAGTGGTTTGCTGCTCTAGCTTCATCAATAACTTAGTGATGTCGGCGTGTAGATCTCGGGCATCTTGTATGGGCATGGAAAAATCACGCTGCCCTCGAGCCTCAAAACTTTTGAGTCTATCAACAAATCTTGAAATGTGTAGACTCACTTGGCATCCTCTTCACGATGAAACGGGCCGCGATATTCGTATCTTTGTAAAGTGATCAATTTGGGGTTTTGTTGCACACACCAGGTGTTGTTTTGCCTTACTGCATACCACCCAGCTGCATGCCATGATTTACTTTTCTTTGTTTTGGTAAACAATGGCAAATGTTGCTTGACTTCGTACATGGCATTGTAGGATCGGCAACCAGTATCAAAACCATACACAGATGTATCTTTGGGTGCGCGACTTGCGGTGATGGATTCAAAGTCAATGCCCACACGACTTTTGACCATGCGGATAGTTTTAAACTTTTGAACCTGATCGTTGATTTTTACTTCAAAGCCATCATTTGTGGCTTCGATGTTGCCAACTTTTTCGTCGCCCTTACGCAGGATCCAAAATTGGTTTTCTATCACTGGTTTTGCTAGTATTATCATTGAGTGCTCCTGGATATGTTGCATTGAGCCAGCGACCATACTGCTCGGCCGACTCAGATATTTTTACAAGATCGTGTCGTCCACAAAACTTCATAAAACGTACACCAACTTGTCCAATGTCTTTGTGCGAGACTTGTTCTGATATTGCGCTGTCAACTTTGGTTTTGATCTCCTCGGGTTGTGCGGTGAGATCTACCAAGGTCACGTTTCTGTTGTAGTCGTCTAACACACGATGTTCTTCACCGTTGTGATCAGTCCAACGCTGCAACATCAAATTGTTCCATGCATATCCTTTTGCATGACGATCCGCATAGGCTTCTTGGAGGCCAACTTTGTTCTTGGTGCCTTTGGTTCTAACTCCTGGATAGGCCGAGAACACATTGTCCGACGCGTCGCCACGCATGCATTTTTCAAACAGCAGCCATGTGGGATCTGGAACAGTCTTTGGTGCTTTGGTTTTCTTGTCAATCACCAGTTTGCCCTTGGCATCAAAAATTCCTTCTAACGTAATAAGTTCATCAGTGATACCATTGAACTGTTGTACATTATTGGCCAACAGTTGAACAAAGTCTGTGTCTGAACTCACCACAAAGTGTTCATCATTGGGATGCAATGCAATGAAACGTGCAATGACATCATCGGCTTCGGCTTCGGGGTGTCGGATTGCCGAACAGTTTGTTTGTTCAATAATAAATTTACAAAAGTTATCATAGGTTTCCCAGAATAACTTATCTTCTTCTTGCTCGGATTCGGTCAATGCAGCACGAGCTACAGCACGATTCTTTTTGTAAGGTTCATAAAAATCTTTGCGCCAGCTACGACCTTCCAACGCAAACACCACATGGTCGGCTTGAAACTTACCAACAACTTTGTTGATAGCTGCCAAGGTAATGTGCAAAGCATAGCCGACTTTTTCTTCAGCTGACGCAGCACGGAATGCCACATGCCTGGCACGGAAAAACATGTTTGCAGAATCAATCAATACGTATCGCATATCAAGGTACCAGTTTGTGAGTGTGTACGTAGTTTAACACAAATTTAGCCCAAAAGCAATGGGCATCCGCGCCGAAATGCCAACTGTCTTTGTTAACAGTTTTGTAACCATTTTCACGCAGCATTGTATTGAATGTAAAATTTAAATCGTAAGGCCCCAGATAGTTGTTGTGCCAGTCTTGTTGATAACGAAGCCCGTCAAACTGCTGATTGCCATTGAAAAACACATGAGGTATGTTTCGGTCCAGCATCTCGCAATGCAACTTCCAAATTTTGTGATGCCAGAATGCTCGACGTTCTATCCAGTTAATTGATCTTATGAATTCCTTGTATTGCTCTTGATGTGACTCTGGTACCGAGTCGGCACCTGACAGCCCAACTTGGTAGAATTCGCCATCAATTTCCCATTCTTCTCGTTCCCAGGTGCTCCATTGAATCACCATTAGAACATCGTCGTTGGTTGCAGTTTCATCCATCCAACGACGAGTAGTGCGCATAATTCTTGTATTGCTGGCACCTGACTGTGCATCGCAGTCTAAGATGGCGTTGAAATGGTTGGCTAGCTCACACCCGTAGCTCACACGTTCGTTAGCAGGATGAGGACGCTTACCTAACCCATAGTAAAATGGGTCGTCCTCGGCCCATCCATAAGGTACAGCAGCTTCGGCTGCTGCGGCATGGCTATCTCCGTTGACATAAATTATCATTGTTTTTGCTCAACACTGGGATTAAACTGTTCAACTGACCTCAGTGAATCCGCCACCCAAGTTAACAGATTTGGTAAATCTCTGAGGATTCATGGCTTCTTCCTGCTCCCAGGTTTCCAGCACCACATGCCTGCATACATTTTGGAACCAACGATCCACAATGACATTTTCCTCTTCATCGGACTTCATTTGATATCCGGCACGAGTAAGATTGGTAATAAATTTGTCATTCCAATCTAATTCAAAACTGCCTTGATGTAAGTTAGCAGGATCTATGTCCATGCTGATGATAGCAACATAAGGTTCACCTTTTTCGGTGGCCAGCTCTTTGGCTGTTTTTGGTGCCGGTGCTGACGCCCTAGTGCGTGGCTCAGCCGGGGTCTTGGCTGCTGGTTTTTTTGGTTTAAAAAATTTGTCGAACAAGCCCATATTATCCTTTTAATTTTAACAACAAGAACTCGCCACGAGCATACCAACGGTCTTCAATTTCTACTGCACCTGACGGCCCATAGGTTGATCTTCGTCTTTT